ACGAAACATATAATCAAGCTGTATAGAAAGCTTGATATTTGTAAATATATTAAGACAATATACAATTAATAAGAAGTAATCAAATCTATCTCTTATTAATTGTACAAATGAAGCTAAAAGATATAGTAAGCCAGTTGGCAAACAGAATAAATCAGCCGCATGTGATTGAGGTTTATCTTCGACAAGTATATGCGAAAGGTTTTGTATAGGGAACCAAGCAATCTCCTTGGATCAGTGTAAAAGATAGGGTTCCTATCCCTGTTATAGAAGCAATAGATGGTAATGAATATGGTAGTATAGATGTGCTAGGAGCAATTCAAAACTCATATGGTGACTATGATTATTACATCTGCCGGTATTGGGGATATAACAAAGAATATAGATGGGAAAACGGAATAGCTCCTGATTATTGGATGCCTATCCCGAAGTTTAACGAAGAATAATTATTAACCCTTTAAAATGATACGACCAAAGCATTACAATTATCACAACCGGTCCAGATCCGCACAGCGAGAAAGGACTATATTAATCACTTTCGTCAGGAGAAGCCTTTGGAGGGAATATTCTTCACCGACTTCATCCAGGAAGTACTTGAAAAGCGCAGCAGACGTAAGTCTGAACACTATGCAACCGTTTATGATGCGATAATAAAACACATAGATAACTTCTCATTAGAGTTTGATTGTGACATATTCACCAACTCGGTAACGGCTGAATTTCTTGATGATTTCATAGTCTATCTTGAAGATTGCGGGTTACGACATAATACCATTGTAGGATATATTCTAAAAATACAGACTCTTATTCGTAGAGCTTCGCAATACAATTATGCAGTAGATGTTACTTATGATGAAATTGATTTGAAATGTGAGCCTACGAATGCAGTATTTCTTTCAATGAATGAGATTACCCGTATCTACTACTACAAGTTTGTAGGGCAGGATAAGCGGAAAGCAAAGGAGAGAATTAGAGACATGTTTGTATTGGGATGCCTTACTGCTTTGCGTTATTCCGACTATTCAAGGTTGACAAGTCAAAACTTTATAAATAACTATATTATGATCCGAACAAAGAAAACCAATGTGGATGTCAAGGTCCCGGCACATGATTATGTAAAAGAGATATTCGCAAAGTATAGTGATCAGGTTCCTTGTGGTTTGTGCATCCAGTACTTCAACAAGTATTTGAAAGTGATAATGAAAGAAATCGGGCTTAACGATCCAATTACTTTTTCTTATACCAAAGGTGGAAAGCTGTTTACTGTTACTCGTGAAAAATGGGAGTTGATAAGTAGTCATACAGCGAGAAGAAGTGCGGCAACGAATATGTATCTTACCGGCCGGATGAAGACACTAGAAATAATGAAACTTACCGGTCACCGGACGGAACAGAACTTCTTCCGGTACATTCGCTTAACTGGTGATGATACAGCCCGTTCCATTTCAGGTGATATGTTTTTTAGAAAGTAATATTAAAAATGGATAAAGAAAAGTGCATTTTATGTGGAAAGGAATCGGTATCGGTTATTAAAACCGATACCGGTTTTATGTGTTATAATTGCTATGCCAATCAGCGTAATCCTTCACGTTCTAAAGAAGTACATAATAATGAGGAAGCTCGCATACAAACAGAGTTCTTTAAACTTCTTCCTCTATATTTCCCTAATATACCTGACAAACTTATATTTGCCGTTCCGAATGGTGGAAGTCGTCATGTTAGGGAAGCCGCTAACCTTAAACGTCAAGGAGTAAAGCCCGGAGTTTCCGATGTAATCGTACTCATACCGAAAAAAGGATTTGCTTCGCTCTGTTTAGAGTTCAAGATTAAGACAGGGAAACAGTCAGATCATCAAAAAGAATTTCAAAAACAAGCGGAATTATGCCGCAATAAGTATGTAGTAGTCCGAAGTGCATCACAAGCAATTGAAGAACTAAAGAAATATCTTTTTTAATAGGAATGTAGTAGGTGATACAGATAAATATAAAAATACCCCGACTTATCACAAGCCGAGGCATCCAAAGTTTTTTTATTATGAATCTTAGTGTTATTTTTTTTAGTAGTTATTCCCTTCGTCGAATTAGCCAAACAACTATAATGATCAAACCTATAATTACTCCTATGGCTATTTCTCCGACGTGTAACCTAACAGATTGCCACCAGGAAAGTTCACGTTCAACTGGATAAGGGACTTGTACTACCTTCTGCTTCTCGCTAAAAAGAGAATCATACTTTGCCTGCAACATAGAGTAATCGCGTGACAGTTCCTTGTACCAGTCACGATACCTATATAATTCGGTCCGGATAACATTTCCAGATTCATCGACTACGATTACCGTAGAATCCTTTATTACAACTGAGTCTTTCCGAACCGTCTGTTCTTTGATTACAACCGAATCTCTCGTTATTACCGAATCTTTTAGTTGTATTTTGGTCTCTACCGGAACATACTGA